TCCATCCGCCTCTCCGGGGAAGTGATGCGCGGCATGACACAAAATGCGCTGCGTGGACATTATCAAGGGGATGCCCCGATCGGCTACCAGTCCCCGGGCAATAAAAAACCTCCGGAAAAAGATCCGAAAACCGTACAGATCCCGATCATGATGAAAGATCTACTGCTCTCCGGTTCTTCCCTGCTGCAGATTGCACGAAAGCTCAACGAACAGGGCTATCGCACGAAACATGGAAACCTCTGGGATGCCCGCGGCGTGCGCTATGTACTAGAAAATCCGTTTTATGCCGGTATCTCCCGGTGGAACTATACGGATCGGGGGCGACAACTAAAACCGGCAGATGAAGTTATATACACCAAAGGCAACTGGGAACCTTTGTGGGATAAAGCCACACTGGAAGAAATCAAAAAACACCTTGCCATGAATATGCGAAAGACCAAATCCAGAGATGTATCTGCAGCCAAACACTGGCTAAGTGGACTCCTGATCTGTTCGTCTTGTGGTGGTACACTGGCATATTCCGGTACAAAAAACAGCAGAGGTTTCCAATGTTGGAAATACGCGAAGGGATTTTGCAATGAATCGCACTACATAGGCATCCACCCTATTGAAAAAATGGTAATCGAATATCTGGAAAGCATCCTGCACTCTCCTGCAATCGTTTATACGGTAATCTCCTCTGCCTCCGCTGATGCAGACTCCAAACTTGCGGATCTTGAAAAACAGTTACAAAAAGTGGAAAATAAAGAAAAGCGGATCAAAGCCGCCTATTTGAATGAGATTGACTCATTAGAGGAATACAAAGCGAACAAAGCCGCGCTCTTAAAAGAACGTGCAGCCATTGAAAAAAATATCAAACTGCTGACGATTTCAAACACCGACATGTCTAAAGAAGAAATGGACAAAAAAATGAAGCAGAACATTTCTGCTCTGCTTACAGTCTTACAGGATGATTCCGCAGATTATGTCCAGAAAGGAAACATGATGCGGAATGTCGTTGACCACATCGTGTTTGACCGCGGAAACACAAGTCTCGATATGTTCCTAAAGCTTGTAATTTAGCGGGTTTCAAGGCATTATAGGGTATTACAATACGGTGGTCCCGATGGCGAAATGGGAGCTTCCATGCGCTATCTGGCCCAGCGGTTTTCTTTTGCAAATCCGCGGATTGCCGGTGTACTTACTGACATCGGAACCGAGGAACTTGCTCACCTCGAAATGATTGGTGCGATTGTCCGCCAGCTGACACGCGGACTTTCCGCCAAAGAACTGGAAGCTTCCGGATTTGCACCATATTATATTGATCACACCGCAGGTGTCTGGCCACAGGCTGCGGGTGGAGTTCCATTTTCCGCTACCGAATTTCAGTCAAGCGGTGATGCCATTGCTGATCTGGTGGAAGATATGGCAGCAGAACAAAAAGCAAGAAAAACGTATGACAATATACTGCGTCTGGCAAAAGATCAGGAAGTTGCTGATCCAATCCGCTTTTTGCGCGAGCGTGAAATTGTGCATTTCCAGCGTTTTGGCGAGGCTCTTCGTCTGCTGCAGGAAGAACTGGACAGCAAAAACTACTATGCTTTCAATCCCAATTTTGACTGTATGCAAAACACTACACGATAG